ATTGCGGATGTCGGTGGTCGTGTTATTGGTTTGTCCACTGCTAATGGTAGTGGCAACTTTTTTCATCAGTTATGGGTTGGCTCGCAAACTGGTGCCAACCAGTTCAAAGGAATTTTCTTCCCTTGGGACGCTGACGGTGAACGCAATGAAGATTGGTATGAAGCAAAGTCAAGAAACATGCAGTCTTGGCAGATGCACCAAGAATATCCACGCTTCCCTGAAGAAGCGTTTATCAAATCAGGTAACCCAGTATTTGACATAGATTTGTTAAACCAAATGCAACCAGTTGACCCTGATGTTGGCTACTACCATTTGTACTCTGATGGTAACGGTGAGTTCCGTTACGCTAAAGATGGTGAGTTGTCTGTTTGGTGTTTCCCTGAGTTGGATGGAACCTATGTGATTGGAGCCGATGTGGCTGAAGGACTCAGCCACGGAGACTACAGTTCTGCCCACATTATTGATGCCGCATCAGGAATGATGGTAGCGCATTGGCATGGACACATTGAGCCTGACTTGTTTGGTGATTTACTTGCCGAACTGGGCTGGTGGTACAACACTGCTTTGTTGGGCATTGAGTCCAATAACCACGGTTTGACAACTTTGAAAGCAGCACAAAAGCATGGTTATAAAAACCTGTTTAAGCAACGCCGCCTCACTTCTGTCCACGCTGACAAAACAGATGTTTTGGGTTGGCGCACAACTACCACCAGCAAGCCTTTGGCTATTGACGAACTCAGTGCTTCTTTAAGAGACAATGGCATAATGTTGTTTTGTGAGAAAACCATTGCCGAACTAAAGACCTTTGTCCGTAAGGACAATGGTCGCATGGCTGGTAGCCCCCATGACGACAGAACTATTAGTTTGGCTATTGCCGTTCAAATGTTAAAGTTTGTTTGGTTGCCCGAATACCGTGGCGATGTTTCTGTACCCAAAAACAGTCTAATGTGGTGGGAACAGCACCTATTTAGTGGGCAAGGGGAGAATAAAGTGTATTTGGGTTCGCATAATGTGCGAAAACGAGTCCCTTTTTAACTGTTGGGAACAGATTCCATACTATTATGATGTTCAAGTGCATTAAATGTGACCGTGACTTCGCTTCAGATGAACTTCCCCGTAGAGGTGAGATTTGTTTTGCCTGTCATGTTCGTACCGTCAATTTAGGTTTTACTTATGGCAAGGAAGATTTTCATGGTCCAACAATTCGTGAGCGTCAACGACAAACAGTGGAGCAAGCAGCCATTAACGGCTACAATGCTGAGCCTGTAACGAATTGGATGTAATGCCATGCAACAGATTTGGGTCCCTATCATTGTCGCCCTCATTTCGGGACCAGTCGTTGTGGTGTTACAAAAACTTCGCAAAGAGAATACCGACCAGCACTCGGAGGCAAGAATTTTGTTGCGCACAATTGGTGGCAAAGTTGACAAGGTTGCAAGCAAATTGGACCAACACATCGGTTGGCATGAAGGCAAAAAGGAATCAAAATAATGGCTAAGAAGTCTGCAGCAGATAATCTAAAAACATACAAGCAACGCTTAGAAGCATCTAAGCGTTGGCGTAAAGATGAAGGTTATGATGCGACTTGGCGCAGAATGACCGACATGTACAAAGGTCACCAATATGAAGATTTTCGTGACGAGGACAGACTGCTTGTAAACATTGCGTTTTCAACCATCAACATCATTGCCCCAAACATCTCTGTTAACTTTCCTAAAATTACTGTAAACGCAACCAACCCCGAAAACGCTGCAAACGCTGTTATCGCTGAAGCAGTAGTGAACTATTGGTGGCGTTACAAAGACATTCGTACCGAGTTCCGCCGTTCAGTAAAAGACTCGTTGACCTGCGGTCACGGGTGGATTAAAGTTGGTTACCGTTTCGTTGAAGAAGAACAAATACCTGAAGGCGAAGCATCTGACCCAATTGAAGGCAACGAAGTAACACCAATTAATGTCATTCTTGAAGATAGCCCGTTCGCTGAACGGGTTAGCCCTATGGATGTTTTTGTTGACCCTGACGCAACAAGCATGCGTGACATCAAATGGATTGCACAACGCATCCGCCGTCCTTTGCAGGATGTTAAAAACGATAAGCGTTACTCCAAGTCTGCTCGTGAACAAATTCAAACAATGGCTGTAAGCCGTTACGCTGATGACCCTAGTCGCAAGAAGATTAACGACAAAAATGAGGGTTACGCAGAAATTTGGGAATATTATGATATTCCCACAAAAACAATGTCTGTGTTCTGTGACACCGCAGACCAGTTCCTAGTTAAACCAACTGCTATGCCATATTCGTTTGGTCAGCCGTTTGTTATGTTGCGCAACTATGATGTCCCTGACCATTTCTACCCTATAGGCGATTTGGAATCCATTGAACCGTTGCAAAAAGAATTGAACGAAACCCGTTCACAGATGATGAATCACCGTAAAAAGTATTCACGCAAATACCTGTATAAAGAATCTGCGTTTGACACATTGGGTCGCAACGCCTTGGAATCCGATGATGACAATGTTATGGTTCCTGTAATATCAGATGATGCGTTGTCGGGTGTTGTGGCTTCATTCCCTGCTGTTATTAACCCACCTGATTTCTATGACCAAACAGCAACAATCATTCAAGACATTGACCGTGTTTCAGGTGTGTCAGAAATTCAGCGTGGCGGTACAACGGAAATCCGCCGTACCGCAACCGAATCATCGTTAGTACAAGATGCCAGCAATGCACGGACAGCCGACAAGTTGGCTATGGTTGAACAAGCCATCAGTGAATGTGGAAGGCGCATGGTTGCTTTGGCACGCCAGTTTATGACTGGCGAACAAGTTGCCCGTGTCATCGGCAAAGATGGTGAACCCATTTGGATTCAATTTGACCGTGACTACTTGGAAGGTGACTTTGACTTTGAAGTAGCCGCAGGTTCAACACAACCACACAACGAATCCTTCAGACGACAAATGGCTTTGCAAATGGTTGACGCTATGGCACCGTTCGCTGGTGCAGGAATTATTGACATGGCTAAACTTGCCGCCTATGTGCTACAGATGGGCTTCGGTGTCAAAAACCCTGACGAGTTTTTGGCTAAAGCCGCACCTGCTGGACCTGAAATGGGTGGCATGCCTCCTGCTGGTGGACCTCCTGTCCCTGCTGGACCTGAACAAATGCCACCTGCCGAGGGTGGTGCAGGTTTGCCGTTAAACGGCGACCCTGCACAATTGGCTGCACTATTGCAAGGACAACCCCAGCAATAGGGAACAACTATATTAATATATAGAGCAACCATTTAGGACTCAGGAGAAAACATAATAATGACTGATGAAGTCGTAAACACGCCAGCCGTGGAACCCCAAGGGTCACCCGTTACGGAAAGCGTTTCAGAATCCACAGATACATCGCCAACGCTAAGTGTAGAGGAATACTCTAATCATAGAGTTCCAGTAAAGTTAGATGGTGAAGAACTTCAGGTTCCTTTATCTGAGGCAATTGCAGGTTATCAACGCCAAGCAGATTACACTCGTAAGACGCAAGAACTATCTCAGCAACGGGAGCAATTCCAGTTTGCTAGTGCGCTTGAAGCGGCTTTAGAGCGTGACCCTGCGTCAACAATAGAATTGTTGACCAAGCATTATGGTATCAGCCCTCAACAGGCTGTTGACATTATTGCTGATGGTGATGACTTTGAAATGCTAGACCCGCAAGAAAAGCGCATCAAAGAATTAGACCAGCGTATTGCATCGTTTGAGGACTACCAAAGTCAACAGCAAGTTGAACGAGAAGTTCAATCACTACAGCGAAAATATCAGGATTTTAATATCCAAGAAGTTGTCACAGCCGCTTTGCGAACTGGGTCAACAGATTTGGAAGGCACTTACAAGCAGATTGCGTTTGACAAAATGATGGCAAAAGCAGAGTTAGAACGACAGGCAGCCGAGAAGCAGCAACAGACCGTTAATGGTGTTGTTGAAGCAAAACGGCAAGCCAGTGTTGTATCGGGTGGTTCATCCGCTACAGCGTCAACCACTAGCGAAACTTACGAACCCATCACTAGTGTGCGTGAGGCTTGGGAAGCCGCCAAACGCTCTATGGGCGCAGTATAAACCAACTAACTTTCTTTTAGGAGAATATAATGTCTAACGCAAACTTTGATGCGCTGTTGTCAACAACGCTCGCAAATTACCGTGACCAACTCACGGACAACATCTTTACGGCACGCCCGTTGACCTACTTCCTTCAGGACAAGGGTCGCATGCGCATGCTTAACGGTGGAACCAAAATTGTTGAACCACTCATCTACGGCACCAACGCAACTGTTGGTTCGTACAGTGGCTACGATTCAATCGCTTTGACAGCACAGGCTGGCATCACGGCTGCTGAATACGATTGGAAGCAGTACGCTGCTTCTATCGCAATCAGCGGTATTGAAGAAGCCAAGAACAACGGTGAACAGGAAATCATTAACCTGTTGGAAGCCAAAATCATGCAGGCTGAAGAGTCCATGCGTGAAGGTTTCAACCAAATGTTCTTCGCTGACGGAACTGGCAACAGTGGCAAGGACTGGAACGGTCTTGGCAACTTGGTTGAGGCTTCGGGAACTGTTGGCGGTATTAACCGTGCAACGACTGGTAACGAGTACTGGCGTTCATACGAGGAGAACACCGCAACTGCGTTGACTCTTGCTCAAATGTCCACCGCTTACAACAGCGTTTCTGTTGGTAACGACCACCCTGACATGGTTCTGACAACTCAGACT